AATTAATTGTATTATGGTCGCAGAGTAACTAAAAATAAAAGATAAAAAATAAAAAAAAATGATAATAAAAATTGTAAATTGATTTTTTTTTATCATTTATATAAACATGTAGGTTTACGATTATATTCAGACATTGAGAACAAATCATGACAACAACCAAGCCGACAAAGCCATCCAAGCCATCCAAGCCAACGTTTAATACATGCAGCGTTTGTTGCGAAAAAATCACAGAAAAAAGAAGAAAATGCATTGGTTGTGTTGCATGTGACTACAAGGCGTGCAATGTCTGCTACAAGACGTTCATCACAAGCGAAGGGGTAAGTAGACCGAAGTGTATGCAGTGTAACACCGAATGGACAGGACAATTTCTAAGACAAAATTTCTCGGATGCATTTATCAAAGGTGAGCTTCGCAAACACACATCGGCCATCCTTTTGCAACAACAAATTGCAATGCTTCCTGCAACACAACCAGCTGTTGAAAATCAAATCGTTTACGAGCAATACGTAAATGAAATCAGAGATATCAACAAACAAATTCGAGAATTGGTTGCGCGAAAAAACATTCTCAACACTGAGATTCGCAGAATTAAGACAGCTCAACATGCAAATGCAAATGGAAACGGAAACGATAGTAACGGAGATGGCCATTCGTTATTTCAACATAAGTGTTGTGATCCTGAGTGTCGTGGTTTTGTTTCATCAGCGTGGAAATGCGGAACATGCGGAAAATTTTCGTGCGCACAGTGTCATGAAGTGAAGGGTGCAACTTCTGATGAAATTGGTCAACACGTTTGCAATCCCGATAATGTTGAAACTGTGCGCCTGCTTCGCTCTGATACCAAACCGTGTCCGTCGTGCGGCACATATATTCACAAAACAGAAGGATGTGATCAGATGTTTTGTATTTCATGCAAACAACTATGGTCATGGAAAACGGGAAAAATCGAAGAGCGTGGACACAATCCACATTATCTGGAATGGATGCGAAGCAGAGGTGGAGGTGGAGGAGGAGGAGGAGGTGGAATGGCTCGCGATCCACTCGACATTCAATGTGGACGTGAAGTGAACTGGCAAACTATAGGTATTTTAGAACGAGAGTCTTACAAAAACAACATCAACACTCGTTCTGTACTTAACTGGACTAACTCATTGGTACACGTTCGCAACTATGAAATTCCCACAATGCAACGTGCTACGGAAGTTCAAAACGATTTGCAGCAGTTGCGCATTCAATATATGCGCAAGAAGATTACAGAAGACCATTTCAGAAGACGCACATTTCAAATTCAGCGGGACGCCAATGTGTCTAGACAAACTCTTGATCTCTTGGTGGCGATTCAAAATGCTGGCACTGATATCGCCTATAGAATGATGGACACATTTCAAAGACAACAAGACGTAACAATTGTTAAGTCAGAAATTCAATCCAATCTCAATGAATTTGGTGAATTGAAAAAATGGGCAAACCAGTCGATTGAAAATATTTACTGTGAAAACTCAAAAAGTATTCAGAAAAGATTTGACCGTATCGAAAGCTTTGCACTTATGCACGCACGAGTCGCGAATTATGTAGACTAATTAAACATTTCGTGACCACTTTGCTCTAAACAATGACCTTGTTTGGAGTTTTTTTTAGATGGACTTTGCCGGGCACGTCAGTGCTTTCGACATATTTTATTGCAATATATTCTATAGTAACTGCGTGTAACATTTTAATAGATTCCTTTGAATATTGTTTTACAAGTGTTGCAGTTCGTAAAATCACATCCTTGTCATACTTTGTCGTTGTATTTTTCGTTGACTTGTTCACTACAAAACCGTGCGGACTTGAGAATCCGTTTCCGACATGAAACCAGAGTGCATTCTGATTCATTTTTTTTATTTTCGATACCAACACTTGATTTTCTTCTTGTGATCTTCCGATGTAAATTGTGTATTTATCGTTGTATGTTTCAGTATACATGTGATGAATGATAAATATATTATAGTGTTGTTATTGTTTTATATTTATTCGTTATATTTTTATCATACTTTTGTAATAATTTTAATTATATTTTTAATGATGTTTATCCATTTATTAAAAAAATGTAACTGTCTTAACTTCGGTTGGTGTTAATTTATATTTTAATTTATTTACTTCACCTTCTGTAGCACCTTCAATTCCTGTATTATTTGGAGGAGTTGTGTAACTTTTATTTGTGTCCCATATTTGAACAACATCCCATGTCATTTTCCATGTATTTTCAATTTTATTATCAAAAACTTCATTTAATTCTTTAATAAATTGGTCACACGTGAATTTGGTTTTCGGAATATCGTAATCTTTTTTTTCACTAGGTGTAAGCGTGGACCACGCTTTCTTAAATGCCTTTTGTAATTCAGGAGTTTCATTTAATAGTCGAATAATATTTTTAATAATAGTAAAATCATTATAAACAAAACATTTATAAGCCAACTGTTTATCTTTTCCAACCTTTATATACTTTTCTTTTTTATATGTAGTGTGTGTTAAAAATTTGGAGGTTCGAATCAATTTTTCAGGAAATAAAGAACGATGATTCGGGTTTAAAAAATGACTGCAAATGTATAATGCATAAAAAAGACAGTTTCCATGAGAATGAGGAATTTGAAACAAATCGTATGGATCATATATCTTTTTAGTTTTAGCATAATAAAATTTATAGTGTGTCTCTCCAGATGAGTCGTTGAAAATAATATTTTCATTCGGTTCAGTATCTATAATCTCTTGTTCAGCATCTGGGTGAGAAACATATTTATCAGCTCTTACCATTTTTGCCAACATTTGATAAACATTTGCATCACCCATAATATAAGATAAAATGGATTGATATGATTCAAATACCGACTCACCAGAATTTTGTTGGATTGTGTATGTTGTCATGTTATTCTATGATGTATATAATAGTTATAATTTTTTTATATTATTATTATAATATATTTTTTCTGGTTGTTTTATGAAGACTATTACTACGTTTTGATTTAGAGATAAAATGTGCCGGCTTTTTGCATGTAAAACGGTGATACATTAATTTTTTTTTTTTTATAACGCTTTCTGCACATACGCCAATCGTTTTTGTTTGTCTAAATTTACTTTTTAATTTTTTAGTACAGTTGCATATTTTTTTAACAAGTGCATCTTCCGCTTTTTGTTTTAGTGTTGAAAACGAAATTCCTTCAGGAACATTAATTTTATAATATTCTAGAATTTTTTTATAATCTGCATGTGTAAGTCGTATTCTTCTTCTCATTTTTATTATGTTAAATTTATTTTATTTTAAAGGTTATTACTATATTATACTTATATTTATATTTTATAATATCTAATATCTTGTATTTTTTTCAAAATTATTTATTCTGTATATAAAATAATACGTATATATAATATAGCTAGTGTATGAAATATAAATATAAAAAAAACTCAACAACAGAAAAATATATTGTATTTGATGTGGATGAAACACTTGGATATTTCTCACAACTTGGATCATTCATTGATGCCATTTCATTCTACAATAAAGACTTTTCGGGATCGGTTTTTGAGAGATTCAATGAAATTCTCGACTTGTATCCAGAATTCGTACGCCCCAAAATCATTGAAACGCTGAAATACATTCACGAAAAAAAAGTAACTGGGAATTGCGACGGTGTTTTTATTTACACAAATAATCAAGGACCGCGCATATGGGTTCAACACATTTCAAAATATTTCGATTATAAAGTTGGTAACTTACAAAAAAATAATAACAAAAGCAGTTTATTCGATAAAATAATTGGAGCATATATGGTAAATGGAAAAATAGTTGAGCCAGAAAGAACAAGTCAAAATAAAACGTATGATGACTTACTACGTATTACCGGTATATCTACTCAAGCAGAAATTTGTTTTGTAGATGACTTAAACCATCCCCAAATGCGACATGATAATGTTTTATATTTAAATGTAAAACCATATGTAAAAACACTTTCAGTTGAAGAAATGATTCGACGTTATTTAAAAAGCCCGCTTGCAGAAACCATTAACTCATCTCATAACGTGTTAAAGTTTACAGCTACAATTAGAGAGAGAATGGGTTCAATAAAAAAAATAAATCAAAATAACTTGAATCTACACAATTCGAATTATATTTATTTACAAACACCGTTTGATTCCGCATATTTAAGAGAAAGTATCGAATACAAAAATTCTGGAGAACAGCTATTTAGTTATATTAAACTATTTTTAAAAAAAAAACAAAAACAAAGGACTAAAATAGATTCACTTCACATACATTCAAAAACACGTCGTAGTAAACTATTACTATCGACAAATAAAACTAAAAAAGTGTATAATAAAAAATCAGATACGTTCCAAAGTCGATATAAAAAATTATAACTATTGTAAGTAAACATTTCAAAATCGTATATGCGTATATTTTTTAATTTTATTTATTTTATTGACATAGTATAAATAAACTTAAGCTTAATAAATAATTAGTCTTTCATAATGGATAAAAATAATACAAGAAATGGTATTATAAGAAATGGTATTAAAAAATATAAAAAAATACATGAAGGTGGATATAAAAGCAACGATGGTTCTATTAGACTACTACATCCTGGACTACATCCTGGCTTTTATAAAAATTATCCAGAAAATGTCTATAGTTACCCGTTAAGTATTTTAGGAAGCCAACAACAACAACAACAACCAGTAACAACTCGAATCAATATTGAAATGGATGTAGAAACGCTAGATGATTTAATTCACTTGGGAAAAAAAGTTGGAACAGAATTTATTTTAGAACCGTATATTGAATATAATATTGACTTGGCGATGATTAAAGACTTGTTGCCGGAAATGGAAGATTTAAATTCTATGATTGGACAAGAAGAGTTTAAAAAGCAAGTTGTCACACTTATATTGTACTATAGCATGCGTTTAAATCGTAAAAATGATGATCTGTTACACACTGCAATTTATGGTGAACCGGGAATCGGTAAAACTGAATTTGCACAAAAACTGGCAAAAATATATTTAAAACTAGGTGTTTTACGAAATAACATTTTCAGAAAAGTTAGAAGAAGCGATTTAATTGCCGGATTTTTAGGACAAACTGCATTAAAAACGGCAGAAGTATTGAAATCAGTTCGAGGTGGCGTACTCTTTATTGATGAGGCATATTCCATCGGAAACAGTAGCGGAAAAGACACACAAGACTCGTATAGCAAGGAGTGTTTGGATTTGATTAATCAAAGCTTGACTGAAATGCGAGAAAGAGATGACAAGTATTTCATTTTAATGATTGCTGGATATAAAGATGAACTAAAACGCAATTTCTTTGGGATGAATGATGGACTAGAAAGGCGATTTAGCATCCATTTTACAATGGAACCATATACTGCAAAAGAACTTGTGGAAATTTTTATTAAAAAGGCATTAGAAAGCGGTTGGGGAGTAGAGCGAGGGGCATTAACTGAAGAATTTATGAAAGAACACTATGCAAATTTTAAATACTACGGTGGAGACATGGAGCTCCTTTTTGTAAAATGTAAAGTTACACATTCAAAAAATTTGCTTGCAGGAAAAAGTAAAATAAAAAGGTGTATTTCTGAGATGGATGTAAAGGATGGGTTTGCATTATTTATAAAAAATTCGAGTGGCTCTGATCCGATGACATCTTATATGAAATCAATGTACATTTAGTAACTCTTTCAGTTATAGTTAGTATAATGTAATATTCTATAATCTATTATATTATATATTCTGTTTATTTTATTATTTATAAATTGAAAAAAAAAATATTATATTGTTACTATCAGCTTTGATCAATTTAAAAACTATTCTTAAATATACTTTATTGAACTTGAACTACAGTTATTAATAAGTTAGTTAAAAAAAATATAATGACTCAGGCAGCAGTTGTGATTGATATTCCATCACTCATTCGACGCGAGTCGAGACGACACAATGAATGCCATGAAAATTTAACTAGACGCTACCAGTTACCAGAACACTGTTATCCTTCTTATTTGCGACATCCAAACCAGCCACTTTCATCACCTTCAACTATTTCATCATCGTCACTCCAGTCATCACCATCATCATCATCATTGAGTTCATTCTATCAAGATCAAGAAGAAGAACAAGAAGAAAATAAACGACAACAACAAAACGAGTTACACTTACATTCAATTTCAATTGAAGATGAAGAAGTTAGTGTCGCAAACGATTCTTCTATACTTTCAGTTGATGGGGATTTTGATACGCGAATCGATATTATTCAACCTGCAGCTGCAGCTCAACAGTTAAAACCAAAAATAATTAAACCACATGCAATGTCATCTCCGTCACTACCATTTACAAATTCGGTTGCAGGTCTTGCTATATCGGTTGCCACAGCACCACCACTTTCCGACGATGAAATTGAACGCGAAAGTTTTCAACAACAACAACAACAACAAAAAGAAGAAGAAGTGTGTATAATATGTTATGAAACATTTGAACAACCTCCTCAACAAATTCATGGTCGAAATTACACAACGGAAGAACTTGAAGAAATTGAGGGAAAAGAAATAGTCAGCAACTTTTGTCTAACTTGCAAATATAATGTTCACCATAGGTGCATTGATGAATATAGGTTAAGTAAGATGACTGATATCATACGAAGCGGTTACCAACGCGGATACATTCAGTCACCAAATATTTCTGGAATATTTACAATGAAATGTTTAATGTGTTCAAAAGAAGTAGAAAAAATACACATTTCAGCAAACGGCGATATCGACATCGAAAAAATACAACCAGGTGCAAACGAACAAAACCGACAAGAACTGCAACAACAACAAATTGAAGCAATCATGCAAAACAGAATACAAAGAAGATTGAGAAGACGACAACGTTTGGAATTTTGCAGAAAAAAAATATGCAGTATTTGTATGATGTTTTTAGTAACCATCACATTACTTGTGTTTATATTTCGAGCTATTTAATACTTTATTATTGCCATTACGTTATATTTACTCTCAC